ACACCGGTCCACGCTTCTGTGTGTGCTTTTGTCAATTTGGCACAAAGGGTCTCTACAGACCGCAACACAGAAGGCACAGGAGGAGGACCAACGACAGTTGGAAAAGAGCGGTCAACGTAGGGAAGGCCCCCCTCAAGGGGCTTTCCTCCAGCATAAAAACTCGATTCCGAAGTCGCGGGCCCTCCCCAGACTACCTTCCGAAACCACTTCCTCTTTACGAGGATCCTACACCAAGCGGAGGGGAGGGAAGAAAGAGTGAACCCTCTAAGGGAAATTTCGTAACGCATCAGCACATTGACAATCCATTGCTGGACTGCCGGCCGAAACGAACTAATTCCCTGGAGGACGGAGGAGAGAATCTCGCCGGGCTCATCTCGAGAAGGAAGGAGGAAGGACAGGACAGGTTTGGATACGAGTCGACGACGGTTTACGTCAAAGGTCTGACTGTTAAGGTCAGCCCAATGACGTGATACCATCGTCTTCTCCTCATTGACGACGAACCCGTACACAGAGGTAACTTTCTTCCACTCTGTGTACATGGCATGACTACCCTGAAAAAGGCAGTCGTCACCGTTAAACCTACCTACTCTCCTCTCCCACGGCCCGTAGACCCTTGCGGCAGCAATATCGTGACATGCCTTGTTCAACAGGCAGAGAAGTGGGAAACTTACAAGATTTCCCATCATGCTCCCTCTGCGAATCGGGTGCTCCTTACCCGTGCACGATTGCCACCGCAAATTCTCGAAACTACCGACGAGGCATTCCCTCTCCTCGTCACTCAACTCCCTCTCTTCCGCGAGGACTTCTACGATAGCACTGACGGCAGAAAGATATATCTTGTCAGTAGCGGCTTTGTAATCACCGCTAATTATATCTTCCTTGCCAGCGTCGCAGACAGCAAGAAAATCCTCGCTCCTAACATCTCCCCGGACGCACCAATCGAAAGAAGTGAGGTGATCATACAGAGCATTATGAATCGGGCGGAGGCGACGCTTAACCGTCGCACTCTGCATCGTAACCACTCTGTACTTTCCCTTAGTCTTGGCTACGCCACGTCTGACGAGACCGAAGTCACCGTCAAAGACATCGCTGCAAGTACCTAAGGTACCTCCCTCACCTCTTTTGGTTTCTCTACACCCCTGCTGGTCGGGGACATAGACGTCCGAGGATAAGTAAGGCTCTCTGGTATCAGTTCGGCAACCAGATAACCTCTTCC